TCTGCTGCGTATAAGGCTATTTTTTTTGTATTTGTCATGGTATTTTCCCCTTTGGGTTTATGGGCCTAATGCCCGTTTACTCCATTATTATACCAAACTGGTTATAGAAGTATATAGCTAAGTTATATATATATATATCAGGGGTTTAGGAGGCATTATGCCGATACAGCAGGTAAAAGGTGGATGGAAATGGGGAAAATCTGGCAAGGTATACGCTACGAAAAAGGGAGCGGTTGACCAGGCGAAAGCAATTTACGCATCTGGATATAAGAAGAAAAAACCAGCACTATAAAAAGAGGCGAGGATGCAGTTCAAACAGGTAGACGTTGATAGCCTTAAAGCGTATCCACAGAACGCTAGAACGCATAATGAAAAACAGGTCGCACAGATAGCGGAATCAATTAAGGAGTTCGGGTTTTTAGCACCATGCCTGGTGGATAAAGATAACGTCCTGATTGTAGGCCACGGCAGATTGATGGCGGCGAAAACACTTGGCATGAAGAAAGTGCCGACGCTCCGTATTGAACACCTAACCCCTAACCAAGTAAAAGCATACAGGATAGCAGACAACCAACTGGCTCTGAATGCAGGGTGGGACATGGACTTGTTAGGTTTGGATTTGACAGAGCTAAGTGATGCGGAGTTCGATATAGACCTGTTGGGCTTTCACGAGGAAGAAATAAGCGCGTTGTTCCCAGAGCCGTTAGGTGAATACCCCGACCTTCCTGAGGGGGAAAAGACCCCGTTTCAGCAGATGACATTTACGCTACATGATGAGCAAGCGGAGCAAGTTGTTAGGACGATAAAAGTTGCAAAAGGCATGGGGCCGTTCGTCAATAGCGCCAACGAAAACAGCAACGGGAACGCTCTGGCTAGAATATGCGAGGTTTTTATAAGCCAAAATGGCGAAAGCTAAAGATATTTATGTCGCTCCTATTAAAGCAGCTGACGCCAATCGTATAATTAAGCGGTTGCATTATAGCAAAAGCCATACGCAAAACAGTCAACTTCATTTAGGGGTTTTCCTTGACGGCAGATTAGAGGGGGCCATGCAATTTGGCCCATCAATTGACAAACGTAAAATGTTAGGAATTGTCGAGGGGGCGAAATGGAACGACTTCATAGAATTGAACCGAATGGCTTTCAGCGAAAAGTTGCCAAGAAACAGCGAAAGTAGGGCCATAGGTGTAGCAATTAGAATAATTAAAAAGCAATATTCACACATTAAGTGGATCGTATCTTTTGCAGATGGGACGCAATGTGGAGACGGGACAATTTACAGGGCTAGCGGCTTTGTGTTAACAAGCATTAAGAAAAACACATCTATTTGGGAGGCTCCAGACGGAAAAGTTGCAACAGATTTGAGCCTACGTTTAGGCAAGCAAAAGCCAATAATTAATTCCACAACAATGACTAAAGGTAAGGCAATTCAAAAAACTGGTGCGGCCTCTATGCAGCCGTTTAAAGATGCTGGTTATAAACGCAAGCTAGGGTTTCAGCTACGATATATATATTTTATTGACCCCCAGGCAAAACAGAACCTAAATTGTGAGGAACTTCCATATAGTAAAATAGGTGAAATGGGCGCAGGGATGTACTTAGGAAATAAGCGTGAAAAGTAAGCGATGGGTGTTGTCCAAACACCACAGCGGCGGGGTAGCACCGACCTTCACGCTCCATAATTATTAGAGGACGAGTTATGCACAAGCCCACTGAGAAAACTAGAGAACAGTGTCAAATGCTGGCAACCATAGGAACGCCACACGAGACTATTGCCAAGGTTCTCGAGATTAACAGGGAAACATTAACGAAGTATTACAGAAACGAACTCGATCTAAGCAAGGCCAAGGCTGACGCTAGGGTTGCTCTGTCTTTATACCAGAACGCGATTAACGGGAACGTGGCTGCACAGATCTTTTGGTGTAAAACCAGGTTAGGTTGGAAAGAAACCCAGGTTGTGGAAAGCAGAGAGTTCGCTGTATTTATAGAAGGCCCAGAACTAACGGAGGAGGAATGGCTAACAGAATCGCTTGGGGACCACAAGCAGGGCCGCAAGCCTCATTAGTACGCTGCCCCGTTGAGGAGATTTTTTACGGAGGGGCAAGGGGGGGAGGAAAAAGCGACGGGGTTTTGGGAAAGTTCGCTTTGAAGGCTGCTAAGCATGGCGGTCATGTCAGAGGTATATTCTTCAGACGGGAGTATCCGCAGCTGGAAGCAGCGATAGACCGAAGCAAACAAATATACGGGGCTGTCGGTGCCGAATGGCAAGATTACAAAAAGACCTGGACGTTTCCAAACGGAGCTATACTTAGATTTCGTGCATTGGAACGTGATGCCGATAGTGAGAAGTTTCAGGGCCATTCATACACCGATGTTATATGGGACGAACTGGGCAATTACCCAAGTCAAATACCTGTAATGAAAATCAAAGCTACCTTGCGGTCAGCGGAGGGTATTCCCTGTCAAATGTACGGCACTGGAAACCCTGGTGGGCCTGGTCATAACTGGGTTAAAAGCAGGTATGTCGATCCAGCACCGCAGGGCTATACGATAATAGAAGAAAACAACACCAGGCGGGTATTCATCCCTGCCAAAGTTGATAACAACCAGCTATTACTGAAAAACGACCCGCATTATGTAGACCGCTTGAAAGCTACAGGTTCCGCCGAATTAGTAAGAGCGTGGTTAGAGGGTGATTGGGATGTTGTCGAAGGTGCGTTTTTTGAGTGCTGGAGATCTGATAGACACGTTATCACGCCGTTTGCTATACCTGAGCATTGGTTAAAATTTCGCTCGTTCGATTGGGGTTCCGCTTCACCTTTCAGTGTTGGATGGTGGGCTGTATCAGATGGCATGGACGTTGATGGCCGTGTATATCCAAAGGGTGCAATGATACGTTATCGGGAATGGTATGGAGCAAGCGCACCGAATACTGGTTTGAAAATTACTAACGAAGCGATAGCTGTGGGGATAAAACAACGGGAAGGAAAAGAACCGATCACTTATGGGGTAGCCGACCCGTCCATTTTTATGGTACAAGGAGGCCCATCCATAGCTGAACAGATGGCGAAAGCTGGCGTACTATGGAGAAGGGCAGACAACAAACGCATCGGAGGTAGGGGTGCAATGTCTGGTTGGGCAGAAATGCGATCAAGAATGATAGGCGATGATAGTCCTATGATTTATTGTTTTAATACTTGTGTTGATTCAATTCGCACGATTCCTAGTTTGCCGCACGACCCTAACAGGGCGGAAGATTTAGACACAACCTCAGAAGATCACGCTGCTGACGAGTGGCGTTATGCGTGTATGTCAAGACCGTGGGCGAAAAAGCCGCCTGTGAGTTTGCCTGATATTAGTAAGACACCGACCTTCAATGAGATGTTGAAATATACGGACGAAGTTAGGGGAACAAATTGAACACTGAGGACGATTATGCTCCAGATGAAACAGTGCAACGCTGGAGGCATGAGCTTGACCTGGCTTCAAAACGTGAGCAAAAGTGGCGGAAAACTGCCGAAAAGATAGAGAAACGCTATCGGAATGACGGCGATATAAGCAAGGGCAAAACCTTTAATATTCTGTGGGCGAACACAGAAACTCTCAGACCAGCATTATATTCCAATACAGCAAAGCCTGATGTCAGGCGTAGATTTGGCGCAGGTGATGCATCGGCTCGTGGCGGTTCAATGATTATTGAACGTGCGATAGAAGCAATGGTCGATAACAGCGAGTTTGATATATCTGTAGAGCGCACCGTTCAGGATATGCTGTTGACGGGTCGTGGTATTACCAGGGTGCATTATCGCCCTAAGTACGAAATGATGTCGAGCCGTATGACCTTGACAGAAGCAAACTCAGATACAGAGCCGTTTCTACGTTACACAGATGAAAACGGGGAAGAACAGGAACCAGAGTTTGACGAAGAGGGCGCATTTTTTGCGATGGATGAGGAAGTATTGGTAGACGAGACTGTAGAAGTTGAGTTTATACCATACGACCAAGTTCGGTTTGGCCCTGCCAGGCAGTGGTCAGAGGTCCAATGGGTTGCTTTTGAAACGATCCAAACACGCGAAGATTTAACAGAGAATTTCGGGGATAAGGGAAAGAAAGCCCCGATGACCATTCTACCAGACGGATACGATCCAGAATTGCCAGATGATATTGTCAAGAGATGTAGGGTCTGGGAGATATGGGATAAACGCACTAGGAGAGTTATTTTTATTGGCGAAGGTTATGACGAGCCGTTAGACGTTCGTGACGATCCCCTTAATTTAAAAGACTTTTTCCCAATGCCACGGCCTCTGTATTCGATAGAAACAGACCGCACGATGCTGCCTGTTCCTGAGTTTGAATTGTATAAAGACCAGGCCGATGAATTGAACGATATTACTGGTCGCATAAATCACCTGGTTAATATGCTGAAGGTTCGTGGGGTATACGATGCCGCAAATGAAGAGTTAGGAAACATATTCAAAACCCGTGAAGGCACAATGATCCCCGCCCATAACTGGGCAGCCTTTTCTGAAAAAGGCGGCTTTAGAGGCTCAATAGATTTCATCCCGATAGAAGGCACCGCACAGGTATTGGTCGGGATGTACCAAGAACGCACCAGGCTGATACAAAGTATTTTTGAGTTGACAGGCATTTCCGATATTCAGCGTGGTTCAAGCGACCCAAGGGAAACCAAAGGCGCACAGATGCTGAAGGCACAATTTTCTTCCCTGCGATTAATGCCCAGGCAGAAAAAGGTGCAGCGATTCGTCAGGGACATATTTCGTTTGATGGCGGAGGTTATAGGCGAGATATTCAGCCCTGAAACCATGTCAAAAATGACGGGTCTACCAGTAACGCCAGAGATACTTGATCTGTTACGGGATGACGACAGTTATCAGATTGAAGTCGAAACCGACAGCACAGTTATAGCGGATGAGGCAGCAGACAAAGCAGCAGTGGCCGAATATTTACAGGCAGTTGGTGGCTTTATGCAATTGACAGCGCAGGGTGGAATACCAAGAGATGTCTCATTGAAAATACTTCTATGGGCTTCCAAACGATTTAAGGTTAGCAGAGAGATTGAAGATTTAATCGAACAGCAACCTCAAGAACAACAGCAAGAGCAGCAAGCCCCAAGCAAAGAACAAATTAACATCATTGAATTGCAGCAAAAGAACCAGATAGACCAGCAAAAGATGGCGGTGGAAAGCGCAAGGCTCGACCAGGAGCATAAATTGAAATGGGCTGAACTGGAACTGGAGCAACGGGAACTAGACCAGAAAAAACAGGAGATGCTTTTGAAAGCACAGGTAGGGTTTAGTCGTGCGTAAAACATACGTTATCAGGGAAGGCAAGTTAGTGCCGAAACATGAGGTCAGGTCTAGCGCACACAATGTAATAGGTGATATAGAACCATATGAAAGCGTTATTACTGGTGAGCGCATAGGCGGGAGAAGGCAGCACAAAGATCATTTGAGAGATCATAGCTGCATAGAAGTTGGCAACGAAAAGTCCACATTCATGGGGAATAATAATGGAAGAGAATAACGAAGTCGTCGAAGAAGTCGTTGAAGAACAAGAGGAATCTCCATCTATAGGAGATGAATTGCGTGACGCTATAGCCGCAGCCGAAGAGCCGTCAGAGGATACAGTTGACGAGCCAGACGGCGCGAAAACAGAAACACCACAGGAAATTCCTGAAAAGGAAGCAGCGCCCGATGAGGGGGTTGCAGAGGCCACGGGGGTAGTCGCGCCCGAACACTGGCCCACAGAGGAACGTGCCAAGTTTGATGCGCTCCCCGAAGAAGCGAGACCGCTAATTGTGGAAGTCGCAGATAGACTACACGCGCATCATCAGAAGCGGGTGGAAGAACATCGCGGCGACCTGGATATGCTGAATCGTTTGAAACCGCTTGAACAGATAATCGCGCCGTACCGTGAGCAACTTAAATTGCAGGGGGTTAATGAGGCAGAAGCAATCCAACAGCTATTAGCTGTGCGGACCTCTCTCCAAAATAATCCTCAGGAAACAATTAGATGGCTGTCTCAAATAGTCGGGGTTGATACGGGAAAGCTAGCTGAAGATGAAACTTTTGCTGATCCTACGGAAAATCGTTTGAATGCAGTTGAAGCACAGGTACAGAATGTGAATCAACAGAACCAACAAGCCATTCAACAACAACAGATCGCAATGGCAAGACAGAATGTGCAAGCGCAAATAGACACATTCGCTAATGCAAAAAATGAAGATGGTTCTGTAAAGCACCCTCATTTAGACGATGTTATGCCTACTATGACGCAATTAACCCACGGCTATCGTGCGCAAAACCAGGCTATTGATCTCGAGAAAGTGTATCAGGAAGCCTGTTGGTTGCACGAAGGCACTAGAGCCAAAGTTATGGCTGAACGGGATACTGCGAATAAGGCTGACGTTATTGCAAGCGAAAAGAAGAATTTGCGCCAGCGCACAAGTCGAGCCAAACGGGCTGATACGACAATTCGTAGCACCGCTGACACTCCTTCCAAGCCAGAGTTATCTATACGCGAGGAATTAGCGCAGCAGTGGGAATCAGCGCCAACTTGATAAGGAACCAAAGCGATGGCGAGTCCGAATTTATCGGAAATCGTGACAACGACTTTGCGAAACCGCTCAGGCGAATTTGCAGATAACGTCACGAAAGACCTCGCGCTTCTCCGTAGATTGGAGGAACGTGGGAATGTCAAGCCAGCCGACGGTGGCCGAACTCTAGTTCAAGAACTTGAGTATGCTGAGAATTCAACCTTCCAATACTACAGTGGATATGAAGTCCTCAATGTAGCACCTTCGGAAGTATTCTCCGCAGCGGAGTACAACTGGAAACAAGCGGCGGTAAACGTCACTTGGTCGGGCCTTGAGGCTGACATTCAAAACGCTGGTAAGGAAAAGGTTATTGATTTGCTGGAAGGGCGTATTGGTAATGCAAAGCGCACTATGGCGAATAATCTTTCCACTGGCATATTCTCAGACGGTACTGGATCGTCCAGTAAACAGGTCGGTGGGCTGCAAAGTTTGGTAGCTGACGCTCCTGCTACTGGTACAGTCGGTGGTATAAACAGAGCAACCTATTCATTCTGGAGAAATAAGGTTTATGATTTCTCTGATGAGTCGGTAACTGCAAGCGCATCCACGATACAGGCAGCAATGCGTAATCTGTATTTGGCGTGTAAAAGCGGCAGTTCTAGGTCGGAAGCTCCTGATTTTTCAGTAGCGGGAACGACTTATTTCGAGTTCTTCTGGGATTCACTCACAACTATTCAACGCATCACTCGTGATGATACTGGCAATTCTGGATTTGATTCGCTCAAGTTCCGCAATGCTGATGTGTTCCATGATGAGGATTGTAATGCTGCTAGGATGTATATGCTTAATACGCAATATATCTTCTGGCGTCCGCATCGTAATCGGAACATGGTGCCGTTGGAGCGTAAGGGTGCAATCAACCAGGATGCAACCGTAGTGCCTATCGTCTGGGCTGGTAATATGACAATGAGTAATGCTGCCCGTCAGGGCGTCATTCACGCTTAGGAGGTTAATATGGCTTATATTTTAGGCATTTTGGCCACCGAAACATCTACCACAGATGATCATGGCCTTGGCGCTATCGGACAGAATGTAACGTCCGCTGGCATCAAAAAATTTAAGTGGATCAAATATGATACGGGTGGCGGCTCTGTGGCTGCTGTAGCTGATCAGGTTGCGTATTACTACACGCTTGACGGTTACAAAAACCACACTGTCACTTCCGATCTATCTGATTCGGTTGAAATCGGAGCGGGTGTCCTTCAGTCTGCTCCTGGCGATGGCGAGTATGGTTGGATACAGATTTCTGGTCCAGCAACGCTCAATCTCGCTTTAACTGCTGGCGCAGATGGTGACCCTCTCACACCAACTGGTTCCAGCGACGGTACGTTAGACGTTTCTGCCGCAGTTACGGATAACGTATGTGCTATAGCAGGCGATATTTCCGATAAGGAAGTTGTCTGCACATTCCCAGAGTAATGGGACGGGGGGGGTGTGCTTTGCC